TTAGTTAGCTCTATCATCTTTTTCATCTTTTTTATCCTTATCTTTTTTATTATCGGTTGCTTCATCAATTTTTTTAGTTATGAAGTATTGAAGACTTTGTACTAGCACAACTTTTAACATACTAAACATATACACATCCTTATTCTTTAAAACCAATAGTATAAATCCAAACATTTTTACCTTTAATGAATGCCTTACACTTATTAACTACGACTACATCAATAGTAAGCAAACCTAACGACCAGGTAGTAGTATCTTGTGTCTTATATCCCTTATCATCGAAAAATCCAACGGTCATAAATGATTGAAGATCTTTATTTTTTTTAATTTCTTTTTTGATAATTTTATTAGTAATATAACTTCTATTATATGGAAGACTATTATAAAACGGGGTATCAGTACCGAGTGTAATTTGTGCTACTTTGTCTTGTTCATAGTGTGGCTGTTCATAATTGTTCATTTGTTTTTCCTTATATTAAATGATCCTTTAATGTCATTAATAATATTAAATAGTTTCTTATCGGCTTCTTTATAGAAGTTATAAACAATCTTACGATCTTTAACTTCTTTAGTTGCAATAACACGTTCATCATGTACTTTACCCGTTTTACGAGTATCAATTACACGTTTCACACCGCCGCTTTCCACTACCTTATATTTACCACTTTTTAGGTTGGCACGGAATCCACTAATGTTACCTTGCTTTGTCAACTTTGCGTTACTGGTGGGGATGAATCCATCATAGGGAGTATCTTTAACTAATGCACTATACATATAACCAGCATCACGGCGATTATCTTTTAACTGGATAGTAACACTAATACCAGTACTGGTACGTTTAAAGAATGTCACAAAGGCGTTATTAGTAAATGGTACTACACCACCTGCTGCACTGGCGTTAATCTCGTCCTGAATCTGTTTAGCGGCCTGTTTCATACGTTGCCATACTTCATCACGGAATTGATTGTAGTAGTTCTTACTTTCATCATTAATGTACTTCTTTGCACCTTGTATATTCTCAACTTTAAAATTGACTTTATTTTTCATGATAATTCCTCTATCAAGTATTGTAATATTTTGAATAGTTTACGCCCATCTTTAGGTAGTCTCGTTTTACTCATTACCGCTTTGTTTAAATTGTCTGGTTTAAGTCCAAAAATGTATATTAATGCACTTTCGATTATTGCCGCTTCGTTAGTAGTTTCAAAACACCATAATATATATTTTTCATACTCGACACCGCAATCAATCATATCATTTACTGTCTTAGATGAGGATGTATAGGATCTCCAATCACTTTCTTTAGTACTGTTTTTGATTTTCTTAATATCTTTGAGATTCTTATATATATTTTTCATACCGGATATATGATTCACCTGTTTCGAAACGAATGATATAAACAAATGAATTATAATCACCAGATACTACATCTGATTCTTCCCATGTATCGGGGTTATTAAATTGCCATTCTTTCATGATAAATATCCTTATAATTAATTAACACTCAAAGGTATTTATTATGACATTAGAACAAAAACTAAAAGATTATGAAGGTAGTTTAAAGTATCAATCACATATTGGTACATTCCGCTATGGTCGTTTCCACGTATACAAAGACCATCTAGGTTATCCCACAATTGGTTATGGTCACTTACTCAAAAGTGGTGAATCTTTCCCCAATGGTATTGATGAACTACAGGCTGAAAAGTTATTACAGGCAGATATTGCCATTGCACAAAAAGGCGTAAAATCACTTAAGATTGATCTCCCGTCTGATTGGAATGAATTTCTAATCATTATGGTATTCCAGTTAGGATTGGCAGGAGTTAAGAAGTTTAAGAAGATGATAAAAGCACTTGAAGATAAGAATTACGCTGAAGCAATTAAACAATGTAAAGATAGTCTATGGTATCGGTCAGACACCTAATCGAGTAGATGCAATGATCAAAGATTTAAAAAACAAATAAAAAAGAAAGGGAAGCCGAAAATGGTTTCCCTTTTTTATTACTTCGATACTACATTTAGAACACGCTTTAAATCTGACTTGATATCTGTCAATTCATTGTGAATTCTCATCAACTCATTTACATCATCTTCTAACATTTCTGTACGTGCTTCTAACGCTTCTAACTTCACTTCTAACTGCTTGATACGACTTTCTAGCTGTACCGCTTCTCGTCGTTTAATTACGGCATAACGCACCATAAAAGTAAACAACGTAGCGAATATACCGACTAATGTCAGATCCATACACACATCCTTATTTAATTTATTATAATAATATGCGGTAAAATATCACCGCCTTATTATTTAGGAAACTGAGAATGTACCAGTACCGCGAGTAATTAACATAATAGGTGCACGGATTTCGAACTTACTTAGCAAACTACTTAATGATACCGTAATTTGACATGCCACACTGTTAGCTGTTACGTTCTGGAATCCAAATACATCAAAAAACTCTAGTGATGTAGCAGTACTGTTATAGTAGTTACGCTCGATTGTTTGACCATTACAAACCATCTTTACAGTTGCTATTTTCACACTGTTAGATGATTGGAAAGAACAAAAGCCAGATATAAACACTGCTACCGATTTCTTGTTGGTTAGTGATCCTGCATCCTTATAAGTTACAGTTTGTGTACCTGTCCAGTTATTAGCTGCCGTAGATGAGGACCAGGATTTACCCATACCCATATTCGTAACGTCACCGATAAAGCTGGTGGCTTCTACCGTACCTTTAAATGAACCACTGGTTGCCGTAACGGCACCCGTAAATGATCCACCAGATGCATAGACTGTACCACGTACTACACAGTTGTTAAACTGAGTATTACCATTCTTATCAATCATCCATCCAGAACTATTTGCTACGTAGTTTGTACTACTAATAGTTTGGGCTATCTTCGCTGTGGTTATAGTTCCGGTCCTGAATCTTGATTGTATTAACACTGCCGTTGGCGAGCTTCAAGTTTGTAATTGCGGCATCAGAGATGTATGCAGTACCGGATTGAACCTTGCTGAATCATCGCAGTCTTGATATAGGTAGTACCGTTTACTACGGTGAATGGTGCTGTACCTCCAACAACGGCAGTATCTGCCCCACTTATGATAAACTTGTTCGCGGCAAATATTACAGCTGATGTATTAGTAACTCCATCTGCAATTAATTTAAATCCGAGCTACTGTACCATTGGCATTACATGCAAGCGTATATGAACTATTTACAGAGTTCTTACTAGCTTTTGTACTCATCTCTTGAGATACAGATGCAAACTGGCTATCGGTACTTGATTTTAGCTGATTAATCGCCGTAGTTTGTGCCGTGTTATTATCGGTAACTGTCTGCGTTAGTGACGTAATATTAGCCTTGTTCTCATTGGTTGTACTTTCGACGGCAGTTATCTTTTGTGATAACGCCTGATCTACAGTAGCAATTTGAGTAGACAATGTTACTTCACTTGCCGATATTCTATCATCTAGTTTTTTCTCTGATACAGTTACCTTAGTATCTGCATAACCATTAGCCGTATTAATTGCATCGGTCAATGTCTGAGATAAACGATTATCGAGATTCAGTACATCATTAATGGCATTGGCATCTTCTTCGGTAAACACATACTTACTGTTAAGTGATACAGTAAATTCGGGGCAATAGGTAACACCGTCTACACCAAAAATATCAAAGAATGCAACTTTAACTTTATATTCACCATCTGATAGGGCAAAGCTATCAAACTCTGGTTTATTTGAGATAAAAGTTTGTGTATTAACGGCACTTGTAACTTGAATAATTGCACCTGCATAATCGCGTTCGGTACTTTCTTTCCATGAAACAAAGATATTACCAAAACCGCCAGTAGCACCAACATTAAGAGGCATACGACATTGCTTGTTTTCAACAGTTATAGAAACTGGTAGCGAACGGATGCCAGTACTATAACCTTGTGCAATAACTTCGATAGTTGGTTTACGGCATTTAGTTTCGTTCATTGCAAATGTAAAATCGAATGAAGTATTCTGTGTATAGTGCGTTTTCAGTAATGTTTCGCCATTATATACATTAACAATATAATATTTGAAATATTCACTAAATGGACGTCCTTTAACTATAATATTCTTCTGACTATCCCATGCAATATTAAAATCACCTGTATCAGTTTCGTATGCACCTAAATTACCATTGACCAGACGTAGGCCCGTAATTGCAGGTAACTCGAATGCAACCTCCGGTACTAGACCATCTACAGTAACTTTTGGACTAACAAAACCTAAATTATTATACCCTGCGACACCGGAAATCATAATTCTGATTTGGATCTAGACTATACAAGTTATAGCTTAACTGACCTACGGGAACCTGCCCTGCCATTGTCCAGTTTTGTGCACCAGACTTACGGTAGTAGATATAATAACCACGAAGATAACCATCGGTACTTGCTTCCCATTCCATTTGTACTACGTTACCACTTGTGACAGTACCCAAACGTGTAACAGTCAGATTTTTTGGTGGAATTACAGTTAGTACCTTTTCGATTGATCCCGATGGGGACCATATACCAGGATCTTTACCATCATAGATACCATCGTTTGCCGTTACGGCAGTTACTGTAATAATACCCATAGAATCTTGCTTTGTACTAATATCTTTCTGTATAACTCGGTATTTCTCATTGATCCCAGGTTCGGTAAGACTGATATTAATACAATCCATTATTTCGAGATTCCAAGCATCGGAAGTAGTAAAACTAATTGTATTAGTCGTGTACTTCATTTTGAGTAATTCGCGGTTTGCAAATGTTGCAAGCTGTTTTTGATCATAAATCCAGCTAAAATCTAATGCCTGAGCAATGACACGACCATCACGTGTAATAGCAGGATCATTTTTAATATCGGAAGGGAAACGTACTACATCATTCCCGTACTTATTTCCAACGGCAGTATATTTCGCATCAATAGTATTGCAATAAGAATTTGAACCACTTGAAGTAATTTTAACTTCACCAATAATATTAGATTCATTAAATGTCATTACTGGTAATGTTTTACGTTCGGCTCCACAATGGATTTTTCCCGAATTGATATATAGAAAACCGCCAAACGTCTGTAAAATACTTTCGATAGTTTTCTTATATGAATCATTATATGAAACGTTACCGTTACTATAATAATTGTTATCTTTACAGTACTGTGCAATGGTACGGAAACTATCTAAATCAATTAATGCCGGATCAAGCCCCATACCCCAGATATTATTAGTTAAAACTTCATAAATCTGTGAAGGTGGGTTAGATGAACATTTCATAGTAAGGTCCGATAAATCACGAATAATCAAACCTTTCATCTCTACTTGTAAAACGTAGTTATCATTGATAAGAATGCTTTCTTCTAAACTTTCTTGTGTTTTCTTAATTACGGTACTGATAGATACTACGCCATCACCACGGAATGTGTTATTCCATTTAGGACCAGCATATTGTAATGGTAATGTTTTAGAACCAGTATAATTACCACCGGAATCTACATTCTAGTTGTATATAATCTTGATATTTTGGCTTAATCTTCCATGACGGCACTTTACCATCTTCGGTAATTGGTGCTGCTAAAATTGGTTCATCGTCAATATATAATTGCTCTATATATTTTTCAGTACCGCCCATTGCAATCAAATGCTCGGTAAACAGATATTGACTATTATCATTTTTAATATTGTACCAGGGTATAATCGATCCACATAGAATATAGCTTCCCCCATTAATACCGTTCTTATGCGGTAATTCTCCACCTAATAGTACAGGAATACCGCGAAACTGGGGAAGTACTTCTATTCAAACTCGTTGCAGCATCATCATAACCGCGTATTTCCAATAGTTGCTAATTGTGAAGAAGCAACAAAAGAAAGTGCACCTGCGGCAATACCTGCAATTAATGCATAACCAACACCAAAAGAATAAACGGAAGCAAATACGGCAACTGCCGTTATTAGTGCACCGAAAAAACCACCACCTTTACCACCCATTATATTTTCCTCACTCTGTAATACTTCCCATTTTCTGGTAATGGGATTAATTTAAATTCTTTATGTTCTTCGTCATCAATATCAATACCAATCATACGATTACTGATAACCACTCCCATATTTAGGGGGTTATCTTCACTTAACCAAATATCACCATCAATTTGATGCGTAACCTCATCTGAGTATTGAAGTATAATATCTTGAGTACTTTCAAAACCGAGTTCATTCAGTTGTTTAACACCGCGTAGTAAACTGTCATAATCGGCAATAATAGACCAGTCAGTACCAGCACGTTGATCAAGTACTTTCAATACTAAAATATTGCAGTCATTTTGACCGTATTGATAAGGTTGTTCTATTGCATTTTTACATATTTCGTAAACATCCATTATTTGTATCTCCATGTTTGACCTGAGTTAACAGTACCTAATAGTGATGTATAATTATCACCGGGAAAATAGCTTTGGTAGATAGAATTGGCTGCTAATGTACGCATTTGTACATCTAGTGCTTTATATACACTATTAAGATTTATTTTTAATTCGTTCTTTCCATCCAGTGGACTAATAGAAGTTTCGACAAAATCCATAAATCCACTAAACATTAAATCGTGTACTAAAACTTCTCCATTTGCAGGATTCAGTATAGTTAGATAGATGTTTACCTTTGCATCACGGAATGCACCACCAGTAGCAAGAATATATATAGACTGATTTACATTAGATACTGTAAAGGATACCGAACCATTTACAATTTGTTTCTCTTCACTGAATGAAGGGAGACTATCGGTGATTAAATCGGGATAAGAAACATAATTCTTACCCCCAATACTGAGATCTTTTAATCCATCATTGAAAAAAATGGGATCAATCGAAGTAGGTAAAATATCAAAACAACGAACATGAATACCCAATGATAATAATTCGGTAACTGTCAATTTAGTCTTAGATGTACCACGGCATAGATTAAAGTAATCAACTAAATCTTTATTTGATAGAATATCATTGGTGATCATCTTACTACCTCTTTGCACTTAAATTGTACTTTCATGATATTAGTACTGGTAATTTGGTACTCATTATCTGGTAGTAGTGTTCCTTCGATTAACAATGCATTGTACTGTACAGCTTCATTGGCTTGAATATTTGCCTGTAATGCAGGAAAGATAGAAACGTTAGTACCATCATTTGCAATTACCTTGTATAGTTTCTTATGATTGCGGAATTGAATCAAAGAACCTATTTCTAATTTATTAGTTGCCGTAGTTTGAAATTTGTAGATACCACGGGATACTGCTGTCTTAACAGCCAGTGCACCAGTTTGTTTACCTCTGTACTGTGATAGATGGCCCATTGACATTTCAAAGGCTTTACCTTGTTGATATTGTGCAATGAATGATTGTACTTCTAGTAAATCGGATGGATTGAAATTTAGTGCAAATTGATATTCGAACCATTGTACACCTGTACTACGCTGAATGAGTGCACCAGTCCAAGTAGTATTTGAATATTGTGGTGCTTTGTCGATTAAAGTAAAATCTGATACTTTAATACCTGTTGAAAATGTAATAGCCATAAAATAACCTCTTATAAGTTTAAAGTATTTATTAGTAATAAAGACCACCATAAGGCAGCCTTTATAATTACGATGTACGTTTTTGTGCGTCTCTAACAGCCTGATTGACACTTTGACTGTGTTTCTTGAGCATTTCTTGAAACTTCTTATCATCACCAGATACATCACCTTGTACGATTAGTGGGGCGTTAACTGTGATATCACCACCGCCAGTACTGGATGAATCTTGATTATCTAAGAATTGTTGCAACTGCTTATTCTGACCACGGGATACTACACGTTCACCAGCTTGTAGAATCCATGTACTATCCTTGCCTAATGATCCTGGAACTTCTTCGATTCCACTGTGGGCTTGTCCTTGAATGTTTGTACCTTTGGCAGTACTGACAAGTTGTGCACCCATAGAAAGAATTTGAGCATATGCCGCGATACTTGCAGGGAATGGAGTAGCTAGAGCTTGTGATAGTGCTACTTGCATATTCATCATGATTTGGGCCATTGCAATACCTTTCTGTACTGCAAAAGCTGCTTTAGAAGCTGCATTACTTTCACCTAGAACACCCGAAAGAATACTACCAACATCACCAGCCATACCACCAATCATTGTTAGTTTTGCTTGTGTATTTTGTTGCATTAATGCCATTTCTGCCGTATTAAATTGGGCTTCAATTGCAGCTTGACGTTTTACGCGTTCTTCGGTGCTTTGTACTAATGCATCATTTAATTCTAGTTCTAGTTTCTTGCGTTGCTCTAATTCCTGTCTAAGTTGTTCGGTTTTATCTACCATAAATGGATTAGCACTGAATCCTAAACGGTCATCTTGAGCATTTTGTAAGAAAGTGCTTTGATCCTGATTAAGACTACCAAAATCACCAATAGCACCAGTGACATCTTTTAAATCTTTATTTGGATCTTCATAACCAATAGCTGAATTATACATTTCACTACGGATACGATTAGCAGTAGCTTCAGCTTCTTTCACTTTAGCATTAATTTCATCAACTGATTTACCAAGTGCTTTACCGCTTTCTTGAATAGATTTCTTCAATTCTGCCATCTGGCGATCATGTTGTTTGATGCGATAATCGGCAGTACTGGAAGCTAATTCACTCATTGATTTTTCCCATTTTTCCTGGGCTTTCAATAGTTCATCATTATGTTTCTTCGCTGCTGCTTCTGCTTTTCTGGCGGCTGATTCTGCATCTTTATTGCGTTTATTTGATGCCGTAGTAGCTGACTTATTAATCTGTTCTAAACGCTCTTTATAACCTTCTTCTAATTGTTTATATGCCTCTGCCTGTTTAGACTTATCACCACCATATGCAGTATCAAGTGATTTACCAATTTCAGATTTTAATTGTTCATATTGAGATTTAGCTAATGCGGTTTCATTAATAATCTTCTGTTTCTCACTTTGGAATTGAAGTAAGCCTTTATTCAAAACTTCCTGAGATGAACCAACCGGAATAACTGGTTTAGCTGCTTCTGGTTTAGTTGTTTTCTTGTTAGGGTCCATATTCGCATCATAGAACGCCTGATCATCTGCTGATAGTGTTTTACCACTATTCATTTTTGCATTGATAATACGTCGTCTATGTGAATCTCTAATATTCTCTGCTTTACCTGGAACGTTTAATAGATTTGGTGTATCTGGTTGAATTGAGTTGATTTCGTTAATAGTTTTTAGAATACCTGCTAGTGATGCGGCTATTGGTGCTAATTGGTTATTCTTCCATTTTTCCCAAGCTGAGGCCATCTCATCAGTTTCTTTTTTATAACGTCTGAATGCATCACTTTGTTCATCAGTTAATTCTACTACCTGCTTACCGAGTTTATTTTGGTATTCCTGTTCACTATTAAAATCTTTCAGTACTGTTAAACGTTTAGTTGCGTCGTTACCCATCGTTTCAAACATGTTAACAATTTGGGATGTACTTAAACCTTGTGCCTTTGCTGCGAAGTATATTTTTGCATATACATCTTCACCTGCATCTGCCATTTTTTGTAATTCGAATATATTCAATTTCAATGGTTGAATAACATCAGTGAACATCGAACCAGCCTGATTAGTTAATGCATCTCCTAAGCGATCCTTTATATCTTTCTGCTGGTCGGCTATTTGTTCCATAGTCAAACCTACTTCTTGATACATTTTAGCCATTTGTTGTACTTGTTTAATTGACATCTGACTAAGTGATGCCGATTGAAATACTTCAAATGCTTTAGCTGACGCAGATGATAGATTATTCATCACTGCTACTAAACCACCTACTGCAACTGTTGCCGCACCAATAGGTGATGCAAGTCTACCTACACCACCAGCAAAACTATTAAGGGGACCGGAAGCCATCCCGCCAGCCTGCTTACCAAAACTTTCTAATTTACTTTGGGCTTCGTTTACACCTTTAGTAAATCCAGTAGTATCTGCATCTAATGTGATCCCTACTGAATTCTTTTTATTTCTTGCCATTTTTTGCTTTTTCCTTATCTTTGAGAACCTGTTGTTTAATCATTTCACCCATTCGTTTAACGGATTCTTTATGATTTAACATTTCTTGTTCTTTTCGTTTCTCTACTTTTTCCCTAGCAGTTAACGAATCATCACCGATAATATCAAGAAAATCCCAATCACTAAGTTTTGCTTTATTGCGACCTTCCTTAGATAGACTCTGAGATGTCAAAAGTAAAGTATGGCAAAGGTTGGCATATTTGATCATTTCAATTCTAGCCCCGTTCGGCTCAATCAAAGTATCATATACTAACAATGCTTCGAATAAGTCGGGATCTATATTTTTAATATCATCGAGGGATAACCCGCGTTTATGTATCATTTTCAGAGTAAAACGCAGGTGATGATCCGTTCTTATTTTTTTTCAGTACTGTCTATTACATCATCCACAGTAATTAATCCAAGAACCTTCATATAAATTTGTTCGGCAAACAATTTATCGATTTCATTAACATCAATAAGATCAATTAGACCTGAATCAGAGAATACGGGATTACCATTTTCATCTTTGACACAATGTACTAATACTTTCTCGATAGATGTACATTCGGGGGTAGCCTTTAGGGTAGGTCTGTGTATATATAGTTCTACTCCTTCAACTTCAATTTTTACTAGTTTAGGACTGAGTGCTTTACGTAACATATCAATATTCATTGGATTAATTCCTTATAGTGAAACGGGGGAATAGATCCCCCTAAGTAAAAGTATTTATAATTATTATTCTACTAGACCAGTAGCTAGTGGACCGCCATCTACAGCGAGGACGAATTCACGGGTAACTACTGCATCTTTATCACCACCAGTAGTAGAAGAAGAAATAAATGCATTATAGATTGCATAGTATCCTTCGTCATGAGTACCGTCGGTGTAATAAGTGATCTTAAACTGTGCACGTTTTTGATCTTCAGCTAGTGCTAGTAGTTTAGTATGTACTGCGTTATCTGGTAGATAGTTTACAGTTAGTGGGATATCTGGAACTGATTTAGTACCAAGTAGTTTACGGTTATAAGCACTATTAAAAGTAACTACATCGATTACTACGCTTTCTGCACCCATAGTTGGGAATGCACCTAGTTCTGGGATAATTTCGAAATCAGTTGCAGGAGTGGTAGAACCTGCGGTATATGTGCCAACTTCAACGGTAACATCGCTACCGTGCAAAAATATCAAATGCCATTTTTTATTTCCTTATATAGATTTAAGTTATTAAGTAAAACGGGTACGTATACATCATGTACCCATGTATATTTATTTATTGATTTGGTAATAGACTTTGTACAACTGCCATTAATTCATCAATTTGTTTCTGTTGATCTTCCAACTTAGTATTTAGTACTGATACTTCTTCTTCTAAAGCTGCATTTTTATCCGCAAGAAGTTTAATAGAAATAACACTATCCATCATAATGACGTTATTATCAAGTACACAACGTTCACGTTTAATTGGATTACCTTCTTTATCAAAATCACCAGTTTCTTCGAATGTATGCTTAACATATTGATTATCGATTTCTTCAATTTGTTGTGCAATAACACCACGACGAACTCGAGACTGATTATCTTCATTATAGATAAATGTTACCGGATTAAACTGGCGAATATTATTTAAAGATATTTCACCATCAAAATCTTTAACATCATGTTTATAGTTAATGTCAGATGTTCCACTTAATGCAAGTGTACCCGCCGCTGTAGGAAAGTTAATGATCCATTGTCCAGTACTGTTAGCATTATTACGACGTGCTACATATAATGCACCATCGGGAGATACTTCAAATACGTTACGTGTACCAACTGTCGCATCACCTTTAGCAGTAGTAGTCATTGATAAACTGGTATATGTATCACGAGTGATATCAATATTACCTGTACAATCAATACCACTATCAGATTTAATACGATAATTGAAAGTTGGTGTACCTGTAAATGTTACATTGGGACTGAATGTTAGTAGATTAGTTGTTCTGGTATATTCAAAAACACGACCAGCACCAGTATTATCTAAATTCAAACGGAAGTTGCCACCATCAGCTACAAAAAGATATTTAGAATCTAAATCTTCTTCGGTAAATTGTAAGGTTGGATTACTTGAACTAATATTAAATGGTTTAGCTGCACTATTAGAAATTTTACCAGTAAATGAAGTAGTTTCAGTAAAATCATTAACACCGTTAGTAACGGCAACTCTATACCACGGAACATCATCATTTGTTGCTTGTGCTGTAGTTGTAGTATTAAAACGACTACACAAACGACCAGCATTATCTACCCAAATTTGGGCCATACGTGCAACACCGTATGAACTTTGAATACCAGCACCATTTGAAGGTGTCCAACCATTTGACGCATTTGAATCACTGATAAACTGGCATGAGCTATCAGTAGGATAAATTGTAGTATTATTACTACCCAATCCATAATCACCAGGTGTTAATAGTTTAATCCAGTTACCATGTGTACCACCCTCAATACTGCGAGTATATGTTTTACCATTACGACCTGCAATTTGGAATCCGTAATTACCACTAAAGCCTACATGAATACCACCATAAACCATACTATTTGCTGCATCTGGGCCATTTACTGAACCAGCAATAAAGCGTGAACGGTTAATAATACCTGTTTGTGCACCCCAATCATTACCAGTACCAGTTACATAACCTTGTGGTGCACTAAATGTACCGTCGCGGTTAAAGTTGTAGAATTGTGTATCAGTTGCACCGTTTACTGCACGGTTAATAATTTGTACAGTACCAGCATTATCCGATCTAAATTCTGCCTGACCTACTACATCACTAGTTACAGGATCTAAAGATTGTGATGTAATAGTTGCACCGATTGAGCTTGCACCACGAGCAAACATACCACTACCAGTAGTAGTTAGACCATTAAAGGTTACAGCCTGACCGGTACCCAATCCTAAATTAGTGCGAGCGTCGGCGGCATTTAATGCACCGTGTACCGCCCTGGGCCACACCTAATGCGATCCAATTAGTACCGTCACTACCACCCCACACGTTATTATCTTGAATACGTAAACGTGTTGTATTATTGTTGCTCATTAAATCGGTATATGATGCACCTTGCGTTAAACGGTTAATCTGTAAATTAATTTTCGCACCAGCTACTGTATTACTTCCAGTACCGCCATTACCTAAACCAATAATTGATTGAGATGTAAAGTCTTCTACCCAATTAGACCATGTACCACTTGTCAAAGTACGAGTCCATGCACGAGGTGTATTAAATGCACGATATACCTGTACACACCCATCAATAGATCCTGCTGCCGTCTGGAATACCTGCAAACAACCAGCCTGATTAGTTGGGTAATTCTTTGCAGTAGTTGCCTGTGCTGAATATACTTGAAAATACAAACCACTTTGTAGACCTGTAATATCATTTAGATTAGTTTCAGTACCGATAGAGTTTCGGTTTTCATAAAATGCAGAAATGTTTTTACGTGCACCTTCGCTATTTGTTGCACCGTGTGCCACCTTCACTAATTGCAAGAGCAGATGTTAATACAAGTGCTGGTAGTCTTACATTCTTACGTGCACTGTCATAATCAAAAACGTTCGGACCACCTGTATTAGTTTCATGGATACGGAATGATGTTTTGTCATTAACCATTACATACTGTGTACTACCTGCATCTGTTTCGGCAAACATAATAGTTGGGTTTGCACTTTCAATTTTAAGTGGTGTAGCTGCTGTACTCTTAAAGTTTGCATATAAGAAATTTTGAGTACCGGACCATGTACCATTACTGTTAAAGGTTACAACTGTATTCCCTGCTGTACCAGTGTTTAGAATTGCCGAATTACCCAAACCTAAGTTAGTACGTGATACTGCTTTATCAGTAAGATCACTTAGATTATTTGATTGACGTAGATAACGAAGATCACCAGCTTCTTTACTGTATACATTAAGGTTAGTTTGTGCTGCTGCTTTATCAGTCAAATCCGATAGGTTATCTGCTGCATTTAGATATCGACTATCCATTTCATTACCAGTATAGATACGTTGCCATCCTGAAGTCTGATTCTGTGCGTATAGGCGTAGTTCACCTGTTTCTGTCATTAGTAGTTTTGATGTATTACCTGCATCTACTAAACCAATACCATATATATCTACCCCTGCTGGGTTACCAGTACTGGAAGCTGGCATTTTAATAAAGCTATTACCACCTGGATTGGTTGCCGAATATTGGGGGAAGTCAGTACTACCATCACTACCTACACCATAATCCCCACGATATAATACATTTGGAGAAGTACGGGAACCAACTGCTACAATAGCTTGTGGAATGAATTGATATGAAGCAGTTACTACTGCATCTTTATCACCACTAATATTACGTGATGCCAATGTACCATTTAGAATAACGATTTCAATATTACCACCTTCATCAACGTAGTGTACTGTAATCTGGAATTCTTCTTGAGTATCAACTTTATTATCTAAGAATTGATGTGATTTTGAATCAGGTAGATAATTAACAGTAATATCTACGGGATCAATAGTAATCTGACCAGCCATTGATTCACTATATTCATTATCATATACTTCAATTTTTGATACGTCATTACTAGTACTGAAAGTAGGGAAAGAAGCCAATTCATCGATTTCAACGTTTCCGGTTGAAGCGGTTGCAGTATTAGATGTATCGCTGTTATAAAACACGCGTACATTATTACCACTAAAAATATCATATGCCATAATAAAATCCTTATTGTCGTTTTTCTATTGCTTCAATATTTAGTCTAAACAATAAGGTACTAACACCGCCCATTGTTTTATCTTCATTAGAAGATGCATTTTCATAATTAACCCATAGAACGTTAATACCTGCATCTTTGAATATTGGCGAATATGTATTTTGAAATTGTGTTACAACTTCATCATATCCAATAGTTGCCGTAGTGCCAGGTGGGGGAACCATTAGAAAATCGATAGTGAAGTTACCACGTAAACGAGAATTACCACTATAATTAGCACTTTCTAGATTATAGACAAAAGACACCATTTGAAAAATACTACTACCTACGCCTACAGTTTTACGTTCGGTAACAGGACTAATATCATTAATAACTTTCAGTACTGATTTCTTTACTTGTTCTATGAGTTTCATAATTAATATTCCTTTCTGAAGTAATAGTTTACCATACCCGATAGATCATCTTCGATGTTATAAACTACATACAAATTATAAAGTAGTGGTAGTACCGTTGCTTCTGGATCATCCAGTACTAAGAATATATGCGAGCCTATGGTTATATTTGGATCACGCCTTGCGGTAAAATATAATTCGAAGCCGTTCAACTAATCCATCAGACGATTCAACGACAACGGGGCGACGCTCGACTATAGCATCAAACGTCACCCCGCCTTCTAAAATTATACTTTGACCGAAAGCATCCAAAAAAACCTGTGATTGGTTAATAGTGAATGCTCTCATAGTTTATTACGCCTTAATAGATAGTTGGACTACTGCTTCTGGATGAGTTTGAACTACATCTAGGTAATGATAGTTACGGATTACTACGCCTAGGCTAGAACGATAAGTAGTATCATCATAATCTACAGAAGAACCAATCCAATTACTAATAGCGACAAAGCTAAAATTTCCCATTAGGATAGTATCATCAGCTACCATAGTGGATACGTGCAATGGCATTTCATCTAGCAACCATTGAGTATCAGCAAAACGCATACCTTCAGCTAGTGCAATTCCGGCTACTATTTGAGAGGAAAGGCGTCTGACGCAATTTAGCGTAGGTTACTGGACTAACGATAGCGATACAATCACGGGATTTAACGTTAGCAGTTAGTAGTTTTACAAATGCTGCTTCGATATCGGAATCTGCGATAACACCGGAAGCTGCGGTTTCTACTTTAGTAGCTTGTGCTTCAACAACGTCAACTACTGCTTTTTCTAGAGAAACAGCTACGTTTTCTAGTAGAACATCGGTGATGTAACGTTCGATATTAGGACTAGATAGGATTAGGCTACGGGTTAGTGGAATTGAACCAGCAAATAGTTTTGGACGCATAACGATTTGATCGAAAGATGCAACGGATTCTTCAATCGCTTGACCTTCTTCATAGAATTTGAAGGATGCTTTAGAATCGATACCAGTTAGACGTGGAATAGTAAATTCACGGTTGGTCATACCAGAATAAACTTTAACACCCATACGACCTAGGATTGAATCTGGAAGTAGTGGTTGGATAAAATCATCTGCATAGTTAGTTTGAATTGCACCTGCTGCGGTAACAGTAGTGGTATTTGCACGAGCTTGTGCTAGTTCACCAGCTTGTAGGGTAAAACCACGTTGACCTTGTTCTAGATTTTCTAGAGCGGATTTATCACCTTTAATTGCTTTAGCTAGTGCTTCGATAGTACGGACTTGTTGAGTCATTTTGTCTTCCTTAATATTAAGTTTATTATGTTTTTGTGTCTCGATTTCACGTTTAAAATCTTCGACGCTTACGTTATTATTTATTGCTTCAGTACTGTCAATATTAAAAACTTTAGCAATACTTTCAATTTCACGAATACGGGATTGATTCAATTCTTCAGCTTTAGCATCTTCAATTGCTTTCAATTCTGCATTAATGTTATTTAGTTCTTTTTCAACTTCCATTTTACGACGAGCTTTATCAAGTGAGCGTTTAGCTTCTTCTAGTTCGCGTTCTTCTGGTAGTTCATCTTTTTCTTCTTCATCTTCTTTAGATTCAGATTCAATTTCACGCACTTCTGTTTCTTCAACTTCAACCGCTTTTTCTTCGGTTTCTACTGCTTCAACTTCTTCGCGTTCAACTTTATTTTCTTCGTCCATGACAATTTCCTTAAGTTGTTCACTATTTTTATTTATGCTTCGACCAACACCTACTTTATTGTCGGCAGGACAACTAACCATACTTAATTCATATGGTTCAATCTTAGTTACCATTAGATTATTACCTTCAAAATAATAATCACGAATGTTATAACCGAAAGATACTTTAGTTAGTACGCCTTCTTTTACTTGTTGATACTTCTGATCTGCAAATCCAGTAGCACTAAAACGGACGCTTGCACGTCCTACGCGGTCTGAATCAATTCTAGCATTCTCGACTACACCGATTAACCAATCCATATTGTGATTATATAGGAGTGGTGCACCTGTATTTAGTCGAGTAAGGTCTACGCTATCAGGAGTAGTAACAAGAATTTCATTGTAGATTTGTCCGTTGATTTCACGTTCTACGGGTTGCTCTGACATAAAGGCAATTTCTACTACGCGTGAATCATTATCGATAGAATTAGTAATACTTTGAATATTAATTTCACGCGTCTGTTTCATCGCTTCCAGTTTGATTTGATTGCTCATCTATATTTACTTCCTTGTTTTGTTGTTTTTCCTTTTCAACCTGTAATAATACAACGGCCGGGTCACGACCGCGTTTCGGCAATAATTTCTGCCTTGCTCTTAAGACCATTTTGTAGCATAAGAATTTCATATTGTGCATCTTTCAATGGGTCTAAACTGATTTTACGTTGACCGTAAATCTGTACTGATAATAGTTTGTCAAAATCACTAAAACGTAACCCTAATGAATCACTATTATTTAGTAATTCTAAACGCATCCATAATTTATAAAGTGGTTTTAATACTTTTACTTTTAGTTGGTTAGTACGTACTTGAAATGTATTTTGCTGAATCTTCTCACTCAAACGAGCGGCACTATAGGAAGCATTAGATGTATCACCTGTTAAAGTTTGCTTAGTAATACCTAATCCCATACTAATTAATGTCATTTGTTGATCTACATATTCACTAATACCATCTGTTGCAGCACTAGGTTTTAGGTCTTTTACACGTTGACCTGGTTGTAGTTCGACAATTGCACCAGGTTCCATTACTTCGGTTTCGAAGAATTGAGTACCGGGAGTTGCATTAATATCGGTATCATCACTATTAGATACGTCATTTTCGATAAAGCCCATGAACGCCGAACCAATTTTCTTAGTAACTAATGAAGCCTCTAGGAAACTATCCAATTCTTTAAGCAAATCTTTAGTATGGATAATATCAGGTAGACCACGTTGCTGATTTGCAAACTGTGGTACGAAATAATGCAGTACTTCATCTGCTGGTACACGCTCTGGTAGTGCATAATCGTAAGTATAGTTTAATGGATTCTTATGCATGAAATAATATGCAATCGGTTTACCAAATTGATTAAATTCGATACCGATTACTAACATAACGACCATCATCAAAGAATTGATTATTATTAACTGGTACACGTACTGCTTCAATTAGTTCAATACGTAGTTGACCATTGATAGTATGAATACGTACAAAGGCTTCACCATTGATTGAGCGTTCTAATTCAAGTAAATTTTGGAAAGTACTGAAATCTAGTTCACCACGTACATCAAATACTTCGGGATTTTCAGACCATGCATAAAAACGTTCTTCAAGTTTTTGTGACATATCAATATTATCTTGCTCATTTTCAAATAGATGTAAGTCTGGGCGTAGATATAGACCTTCACTACCTGCTACGGCATTCGCACTTTCGGTAAAATACTTTTTAGCAATTGGGTTATTAAGTGCCAAATCACGACTTTCGATCATAAGTGCTGGAAGCTGTTGGTTAATTACGGCATTAATATCTAAGCCAGTATAGGATGCACCTAGACCTAAAGCACTACGTACTGCACTATTAGTACGGATAGCATTTAGTTCACGCTTCATAGTACCATTATTAATCAACTTATCACGTACCTGTACTGGTTTAGGAGGCTGTACTTTAATTGGTACTTCTTTATTTTTCTTAAATGGATTCCACATTATTTTCTACCTCGATTAAAAAAAGTTACAGACTTAATTGGATTATCCGGCGTTGCATTCTTCATTTTTGCTAGTTCGGCATTTGCACGTTTAATATAATTTGCACGCATTGCATATAATTGTGCAAGTGTTTCACTCATAAGTGATTTATTATTAATCGATGTCTGATATACACCACCATTCTGTAGACGTGCATCAATTACATTATCAATATCTTTAATAATATCGATGATTTGGTTGTAAGTAGTTGCAGCTTCTAGTGGATCAATCATATTAAACTGTTTAACACTACGTGTCTTATCTGTAATAATCACTGTATACATTCCTTGAGGCCAACTAGAAGTATCAATAGGTGAGTAAGGGAATGAATAATTATACTTCACACCCTTACTGCTAATGATTTCAATAGATGAACCGTCACCGAAAGTAGGTACAATATTATCACCAATGTAGATATCTTGTGAAAAATCTACTTTGTTCTCTATTGTCATATATATTTCCTTAACGTTTGAAATAGTTCTTACCAGTACTCTTAGTTTGTACAAAACCAAACTTCTTACGTGCATGCACTGGTTGTTCTATATATTTATCTTCATCTATATTTACTTCTGAAGTATCTATATCTTTTTTATCTTCTATCTTTTTGCGTTGATTTGCATCATATATACGTAGTTCGGCAAATGGATTATTACCTAATGTACTTAAACGCCACTCAATTGCTACTAAAGCATACGCAAGACAATCTAACATTTCGTTACGGTCTAGATTGCTCTTACTCTTTTTCTCCCATACATAGCGACCACCTTTGAATACTCGTTTCTCACTGGTCAACTGAATGAAATAATCGTCGGGTAGATTACCACTGAAATAGATATTAGTACCGAATGATCCGGCTTCATCATGTATTGCCTGTTGTACTAACTTCATAATTGTATTTTTACTTTCACAACTATTAAGTATGATTAGTTCTTTACCACCAGCTTTACTTTTCTTGAATAACTCCTGTGTACCATTACCTTTAATTGGTCTTAGTAGTTTCTCGCCATATGCATTGTACTTATTACAGATACGATAGATTGTATGTGTAGCGTTACCGTTACCTGAGTCTATGAAGTTACCAAAATTACGTAATGGCTTACCTGATACAGTCTTGAATGGATACTTTAGATAACGTGCCAATTCTTCATATGCTGGTGATTCTACTTTAGTAGTATCTACGGCACTGAATATACGATGATCTAATACATAAACCTTCTTCTTATTGTCAGTAATACCTAATGTAGTAGTCTCGATCCTATCTAATTGTTGATCGCTGCCTGTGAAAATTCCGGATAACATCATCGGGGATATTTTTAATATCAAAATCAAAATCTCTTAGGTTCTCTAAAATAGTTAAATCGATTTGTTTATTTGCTTCATCTTCATATGGTAAACCGTAATGATGTATTATAAAAAGTTTGAAGGTCAAAGTTTGCAAAGCTATCACTAAAATCTTGTACAATCTTTTCGATAGTAGTTAGTGGACTGTAAAGACGTGATATATGGAAGCCTGCATAGTCTGTTACTTCGGGACGTGTCGCAATCCATCGCCCATTAGCTACGGCAGTATGTCGTTGTGCTTCGGTGAATGGTTTATCACACTTAGGACAATGCAGTTTTGCACCCTTTGATACGGCAATCTTCTTACCGTTCTTAGGATCTACAGTCCAGGTGAATCGAACGTTAGCCCATACAATTTCATGTTCATGTTTACAGTGTGGACACGGTACAAAATACTTACGCTGATCACTCTTAGACCATTCAACCATTACGGGATCTGTTGGATGTACTGGCGTTGATGCACTCATTATCAGACTATCAGCAAACGATGCACCGACGCTGATTAGCCAGTGCAATCGGATCGCCCTCATCAGTTTCTACTGCTCCCGATATCTCATCGAGGAATAGATACTTTGTAGTGACACTACGTAGCGTAGCTGGTGCACCCAACGAGGCAAAGTAAATCATAGTACCATCTTTCATCTCGATCTGGTTCTGGTCGTTCACGGCGTTCTTATCGGTCTTGCGTGTCACTAAATTATCTAGTACTGGACACTGTTTGATACCTTGTTCAAATACACCCGTTTTATATTTCTTCTTCATCTCACCAGTGATTGAAGCATGTAACATATTTGATGGGTTATTATGCATCAGATAGTAAGATGCATATGTCAGTATTGAAGTCTTGAGGATCTGAGCACTAGAAACAAATACCGTTTTACGGATACTTGGATTAACAATTATATCGAGGGGATCGCGTTGGAAGGGAAATAAGCGTACGGGACTTCCATTCATTGGACCTGAAACAAATTTAATGTTCTCTTCGGTCCATTCACTCGGGAGGATTTTGCGAGGCGGAATTATCGCCTGATTCGCCTGACTGAATATCTTCGTTAGTTTCGTTGTTAAATCTTTCTTCATATTTGAAATCACCTAGTTCTAATAATTTATCATCTATATATTCTTGTAGTTTGTTTTTAATAGCCATGCCATCATCACCAACCTTTGATAGTTCCATATATGCCTGTACTGGTAGAGTACGGAATGATTGACGTATACGTGAACAATATGCAGCCAGTTCATCAGCTACTTCATTTACATAAACTACTTCACCAATGGTCAGTTTAGTTTCAATTTCTTGTTGGTCCGCACGGGCTTTAGTGAGTCGGATTTCTTCGCGTAGTTTTTCACTTTTCAGTGCTGGGTCACTCTTACGCAGTGGTGTAATTTTATTCTCAACTACCCACTTAAAAACATCGGCATCTGGTGCGGATAGGTCTAATCCTTCCGTTTGCCAACGACTAATAACAGACATGTCATATCCATATATCAGTACTAAATCTTTTAACATCATGATAGTTTTTACCTTTTAATTGTTTGTTAAACTTTGATTATTTTTTATATAAAAAAAAGAGATCGCGGCGGAAACTCGTATTTATTTAGTCTTCCTAAAGGAACCTATAGATTCAAAGAATATGACTGTGGTATATTTAATGCAAACAGCAAAGAAGGTTTAGC